CATATTAGTTTATTATTATTGTTGTTTTACCTATTTTATTTTTCGTAACATCTTCCAATAACAAATATAAATATTTAGTTTGTAGTCCTTTAGTGTATATTTTCTTTTTATTTATTCCAATTTGTCCGTTAAATCTTTCTCTTGTTAAAACCTGATTGGCTATACTATCACCGATTGTTAGAGTATATACACCATTTTTAGTTAAATCAAATTGTATTTCTTGTCCGTTTTCTACATTACTTTGTGATACACTAAATATGTTTGCAGTAGGTTTTGGTTCAGGTCTAACTTCTACTTTTCTGCAAGATATTATAAAAATGATACAACAAGATATTATAATTTTAGTCCATTTCATATATTAAAATTGAAAGTTTGTTCCTATCATAAATAGAATTGGGTTACTCTTTTTATATCCAACCGATTCACTTAATTTATCCCAAGTTGTGTTATATCTGATGTTAGTATTCAAAATAAATCTTTTAGTTATTTTCCAATCCAATGATGTACCATAATATAAGTCTAAATTGAAATCATCTACATATGATAAATCTGATGCAGTACCATCTTTGAATACTTTGTAGATATCACTCATAACAAATACTTGTGGTGAGATATTAACCCTCTTTGTTTTCAATGTATATGTGTACATTGCCATACCTTTGTAAGTTATTTGAGATGATGGCGGATTAATTGGATATATTAAATCCAAAAAATTACCATTTGCATCTACTGTATATTTTCCTTCCCACTCGCCTTCATATGCCCCCCAAAATGTTTTTGATGCAATTACACTATATCCAAATGTTCCAAACTTTTTAGTTCTAAATACATCTATAAATGATAATGTAATATCTTTTTGAAAATCAAAATCGGTTGAGTAAAATGATTGTAATGTTGTAGTTCTTGTATTCGTATTTCTACTGAACCCATAACCCACACCATAATAATTCCATATAGGATTTATTGATGACGCGAATGAGTGTCCCCATTTACCATTAGATGATGTCTTACTATATCCTAAATTTAAAGTAGTCGATACCTGTTTTCCTATTACACCAACCGAAAGGTTTGAGGATGAAAGAACGTCTTTTGAAAAATCAATATACGATTCTAATATACCTAAGTTATTCATATTACCACTTTCTCCAAATAATTCTTTTGGTGATAATTGTAATGTGTCAGGTTTTTGTATCTGTGCGTTTGTAACAAATGTTGTCAAAATTAGTGACAGAATTAATAATAGTTTTTTCATTAGTTTACTTTTATTTTTAATGTTTTTCCATCTTTATTAACTGCGTCCGTTGAACCTATTGAAATTAAACCCAATATGTTATCTAATTTTGTGTTTGACGAAAATGAAATCTTATATGTTGTTGTGTTATCCAAACTTGTACTACCATCACTTACCAAAGAACCCAAATTAATATAATTCCCCTTATCAGTTGCGTAGTTAGTAGGTGAACCTTTTGTAGTAAATTGTATTCCTTTAAACTTTAACACCGAATTATCGTAGTTTAATTGAAATTGAGTACCTACTACATTTTGTCCTAATGGGTCTAATGTGATGTAAGCATAAATACTATCTCCAATTATTTCTGTTATTATAGATGCGTTGATATCCGTACTAATACTCATTCCTTTAACTGACATTGTAGTTAAACTATTTGCCTTTGGTGTTGTTGAATGTGATAAGTTTACATCACCTTTCCAAGCAACCGCCAAATTTAATGTATCGGTTGATTTACCTGTGTTAATATCGAATGAATACGAACTACCCAATGGTGTTGTAAATGTAGTCCAATTAGATTTACCAATACTATCATATTGTATTTGTGGTATAATTCTCATTGTTTTATTTAAATTGAATGTATCCACTAATGTTTTTGCACCTGTCAAATTTTGTAGTAATGCAAAACAATCTTTTTCATCAAAATATCCATCATCATTTATATCTGCGTTTTTATACTGAATACCATATCCAAATTCATTACCACTTTGATTTCCAAATATACCACCATTTGCTAACTCTTTAAATGCCAAATAAACATCTGATACCGTCACAATACTATTATATAAAGTTGATAATGTGTTTGTTGTTGTTATTGTTATTGATTGTGGTGAGTATGATTGAGTTGCTGCAAGTGATATGGTACTTTGAAATGCATAATCACTATTCCAACCATTTACATTTCTAATATAAGAATTTGATGTTGATGTTCCATCAGTTATTTTTGTTAATGGTGATGGTATTGTGTATATTGCCCAACCATTTGCATCATGTGAGGTATATGTCATAACACCATCATATGCATCAAATATTTTTGTATTCGTAATTTTAGTAGGGTCAATAGAACCAACTTGTCTCATATCAATTAACAATCTACTATTACCATTCAACCAACTTGCATTTGGATTTGTATAAGACCATTCAACTTGGCCCGGTGTAATTGTTGCTTTATATCCTGTATTTACTTTGTTACTATCTAATGATGTTGTTATGTCAACCAATCCCGCTGAACTTAATGCCGAACCTATTGCGAATGTTGTTGCGTTTATATTTGTATTTAAATAAAAATTTGCTACTGCTTTTTTAGTTGGTGTACTATTGATATTTGTTACTTCCTCATTCCAATATGAATATGAATTTGGTGCACTTGGTCTTGACCATCTTACATAAAGTGCATCTCCTCCACTAGCTTCTTGATATCTTGCAATTATCTTATATCTTGTGCCTGCTACCATATTTGTTGAACCATATCTATAACCGCTCGCACCATGTCCACCATAGTAAGTTGTTATTATTGTTCCATCTACTGATAGGTCACTTGCATCATCTGAATTAACACCGAATGAATAACTACCTGTTTGAGTTGGTATAAACCAAAATTCAAATTTAATTGCGTACCAATCACCTGCCCAATGTGGTGTTCCAGTTGAACCATTACACATAGTTGCAAGAGTAACTTCTCCAATATGTGTTATAGTTGTATTTGAGTTTGCCGTATTTAATATAACATCAAATTCGGCTGCAGTATTTGGATAATAGTTGTATTGGTTTGTACTACCATTTCCATTATGTGTTTTGTATGAGGTATAATTAACATAACCCACTCCTGTTTGGGAGTAGGTTACTAATGATAATATTGTTAAAAGGAATGTAACTAATAATTTCTTCATTATTCGACTATTAAGTTAATCTTATTTCCGGCTCCGTCAACCGCATCTGCTAAAACTGTATAGAATAAACCCGCAGTATTTGTTATAGTTTCTTTTGGAGTAAATGTTAATTTGTATGGAGTACCTGTTTTAATTCTACCCACTTTTGTCTGGTCCATAGAACCGAATGTTAATCTACCCTCTCCATTTGTTGAAAAGTTAGTTACACCTGCTCCTGCATCAAACGAAATGTTGTCAAAAGTTAATTTAGTATTGTCATATTGTAAAATTACTTCTAAACCCGCCAATCCTTCTTTTGTCAATGTACCTGTTAATACCACTTTACCATTAGAAATTGTAGATACTAAACTTAATTTAGCTTCCTCTACAATTGGTGTATATGCCATTGATTGAATTGCGAATGATTTTATAGTTTGACCATTTAGATTAATTGAGTTAGCATAATTACCACTTGCTATTCTACTTGCAATTTCGGTTGGTGATGATGAATGTGACCAATCTAAGTCACCACCCCATGCGTACACCATATCTACTGCCTGATTTGAACTTGTTACTTTTGTTTTGTAAGTAGGTACACCATCTAACCAACTTTGATTTAGTAATCCACTAAACCATTTGTATAATCCACTATTTGTACTCAATGGTATCCATGCACTATCTTTTACATTAGGAACACCCATTACATATGCAAACATATTGTATGAGTCACTTTCACTAAATACACCTTTACTCTTTGTAATTAAACCTATATTCTTTTCTAATACTGGTCTTGTAAAATAAGTTTTTGCACCTGTGATATCGGTTTGTGAAATACCTAAGAATGCTTTATATGCATCCGACACTGTAATGATATTATCCATAAAAGTTTTTCCAGTTGCACCATACATCCATACTGCTAAACTATCACCCACTTTAACTCCTGATGTGAATGTTGCTTCACCACTTGCATCCAATACTTTTGTTGCAATTGGTGTTACATTCCAATCAATAGTACCATCGGTTTTTATTGGAAATAATGCAACACTATGTGCAGTAATATCATATCCAGTTGGGAATAAAACTCTTACTTTAAATTGTGATGTGTTACCCGTTACATTTGTCAAAGACATTGTACCTGGGTCGGTTGTAATTGGAGTAATGTATGCACTTGTGGCATCAATTGAATATGATATATCTAATTTGTGGATGTCGGTATATGTACCCAAATCTTTGATTACATATTTTTGAGTAGCAATGTCTCCGTTAATTGATGCATCGGTTCTTTGAATAGTCAATTGTCCAACATTCCAATCTGCGTTAGTTGCATAACCCCAAGGACTTACACCATATTGTGCATATAAATCTTTAGCAGTAATACTATTTGCAGTACTTGCTGTAAATTTATAAGATGTCCAACCTGTGTAATATGTTTGAACCGATGTTCCTTGTGAGAATGTGGTTGAAACATATGCAAGTGCTTTATTGTTATATTGGTATCTTAACCAAAAATAACGAGGTGTAGTTGTGCCTCTTGCAACTGTATATTTTACTGAAATTGTATCACCAACTTTTAATCCGGTTGTCGGAGTTACTGATTGGTTAATAGTTAATTGAGCGTCTGCTGTAAATGCTAATAGGGATAGTATTGTTATCCCTAAAGTAATACAAAATTTCTTCATTTTTATTTATCCTCAAATAGTTTAGTGATTAGTTTGTCACAACTTTTCTTAAGTGCATTACTTAATGATGTTTGATTAAAACCACCACCTTCACCAACTATCAATGTACTCATTGAAATTTCGGAAGATGATTCTTCTACTATAACTACTTTGTCCTTCTTCCCTTCGGATTTTAGAACACCTCTTAGACGAATAACTACTTCTTCTTCTCCACTATGAAATACGGATATGTTCTTTTTTGTAGTAAGAACATCTAAAAATATAATTTGAACTGATAATTTGTTTGGTGCCGATGAAGATAGATTATATCCCTTATCTTGTAGATATTCTTCTAAGATATTTTTTACACCAAATTCTAACTTTCTATTACCGGCCATCTTACCGATTTTAACTTCATTAGTAACCGATTCAATTGTTACCTGCTTATCGGCATCATACCAAATGTTACCTGGACTATTTTTGAATGTTCCATCAATTTTCCAAGCAATTTCATTTGCTAATTGTTGTTCCTGTGCGTATGTACCAAAAAAGTGCATACCTATCGCATATAGCATAAAGCCTAATGCAAGTACAACCCATACTAATAATAACCCTACCAAACCTTTTAATATGATTTGGTCTAACTGTTGTTTGAAATTTAATAACTTCGCTTTCATATGTTAACTCCTTTTACTTATATAAGTATAAAAGAACATATGATTATTATCAGATTTTTAATTTAAGTGATGTTATTAACTTTTTATCAATACCATACTTTTCACACATACCTTTAATTTGCTCTCTGCCTTCTCTTGTTGTATATAAAATATCTAAGTATTCATTGGCGTGTTTGGTTGAACAGGTATATTCTTTAACTACCAAATCAACTACCCAATCTTCAAAATCATTTGCCTTTTTACCTTTGATATATTTTAGATAATACTTCTTAGGTGGAATCATATCACTAAAGAATCTATAAAAATATTCGTTAGGTAAAGATTGTACATAGGGCTGTACTTCTGCTATCCACTCTATCCAATCAGGATTCATAGATATATACCTTTGAATAATAAAATTACCAAAAGTTTTTTTATCATCATCGGAAATTTTCTTCCAATATTGTGGGTCTTGATACTCAGTCACAGCAGAGATATGGTCGAATAAACCCAATCTCTTTGCTGCGGCTTCGTTTGTATCTTTTTTAATTTTCGCCATTTTCTGGTCTTAATTCTTTAGGTAATAAATCTTCAAATACATCACCACACTCAATACATAAATAAATTTCTACGGGTGTGATTTCTTCTTTACCTGTTGAACTTGCTAATGCACTTGATTTTCTAAAGTGTAATCCTGGTGAGAAAAATTGTCCACCACATTTACATTCCATTGCCGTTGTTTTAGTTAAGTCAGGTCCTGCTGAACTTTGTCCTAATTTACTTAAATCCATTGGTTGCATACTATTCTATTTTATCTGATTACCATTAATAAATCCATTTCTCTACATAAGAAATAATCCTTATCTTCTAATTTAATTTTTTGAACACTCATTTCACCCATTGGTAATAATACTTTATCACCCGGTTGTACTGTCATTGGAATTTTAGCTCCACTATGAGTATAAACACCATCACCAGTTGCAACTACAACTGCAATTTTATTATCACCCGTCTTAACTGAATCAGGGATTATAATACCACCGATTGTTTTTTCTTTTGATTCAATTGATACTAATACTCTATCGCCTAACGGCTTTGCTAATTGAAACTCTAATTGTTTTGCCATATTTTTTATTTTATAATGTTAATGATTGCGATGATTGTTGCCATAAAACAAATTTCTTTATCTATTACCAACGCATCTCTAAATTGTCCTTGTGCTAATTCTAAGATTACATTTGCAGTATTACCGGCTGCATAATCATCCAATCTTTCATATAGTGCTGTATAAAGTTCTGCGAAATCGTTTACTTTATTATCACCCACAATTTGTCTAATCTGCATATATGCATTTCTTTTTTCCTCACCACTTGCTAATAAATCTACAATCTTATTTTTGAAATCAGCTTGTAAGATTGTTTGTTTATCCACCTTTAGCTCACCCTTAGATGATTGTAATTGGCAGGTATTCATTACCCTTCTAATATCAGGATAGAAACTACTAATGATATCTGCTACATCTTTAATATCAAATCTAATACCTTCTTTATTTAAGATTTCAGTAACATGAACTGCTACCTCTTTCTTTGATGGTGGATTTACCGCAAAAGTTTGACAACGCGATAAAATTGGTTCGATAATTTTTTCATGGTAGTTGCAGGTTAAGATAAAACGAGTGTGTCTACTGAATGTTTCCATTAAGTTTCTAAGAATTGCCTGTGCGTTTGGGGTCATATAATCAAACTCATCTAATATGATAATTTTGAATCCTCTGAAACCTGCTCCACTTGCAAAGTTCTTTACTTTATTTCTTACCGTCTCAACATTGTTCTCATCTGATGCGTTGATTACCATCATATCACATTCGATTGTTTGTGCTATGATTTTAGCCAATGTAGTTTTGCCTGTACCAGCTTTACCATATAACAATAAATGCGGAACATCATTGTTATCTAAATAAGATTGAACTTTCTCTTTAAGAAGGTCATTTCCTATGTAATCTTTTAGGGTTTGTGGTCTATACTTTTCTACCCACAATGTGTTTTCTGTTTTTGTTGTTTCCTTTTCGAAGAAGCTCATTATTTAAAATTTATTTTGTAATCGTTTATTATATTGTCTAAGATACTATTTTCTTCGATATAATCCAAACATTTTTGTCTATTTGTTTCGGCTGCTATTGAACATTTATCTAACATTACATCATATTCATCTTGTTCCATTTCTGAAATACGGATTATATTCTTTGTTAAATTTCTAACTATAAAATCATGATTTTCCCAAATTTCATCATAATCTATTCCTAATTCAGTTTCATATGTTTCAAAACCAAAGTGTATTAAAAAATCATATGCCACTTTACTACAAATTATAAATGGTTTACCTATCAATAGATTATCAATTGTTTTTTCAGTAATATTACACCATTCTTTTTCACTCAATCTATATAGTCCATTTTGATTAGATTCAAACATAATTTGTATATCCGATGAAAATGTTACATCTATTAGTTTCATTGCCCCAATATGTTCTTGTTGGCCGGCTACTAATGTAGTAGTTGGTGCTAAACTTTGTTTCAATCTATCTAATAACTTGAATTCATTTTTGTACTGGTCTAACTTATCTGCGTTATTATATTTTGTTGCAAATTCATACAACTGCTCCATTCTATTTACATAGTAATCGTTTACTCTAAGATTAATATTATCCTTTTGATAATTTTGTAATACTTTTAGTAACTCAACCCTTTCATCTTTTTGAGGAAAGTTTCTAACTGATAAATCTAATCTATATTCTTTTTTAGTATTCCTAAAAATATCATTACATTGATAGTGTTGTAATACAATTCTATTTGCTATAAATTTTCTTAATATAAATCCAAAATCAAAAAGTTTATTAGGTTCAACAATTCTTAATGTAGTGTAAAAAATACAATTAGGATTACTTCTAACATAATCTATATTATCAAAAATATTATATGGTTCTAAATTTGCAGTATCGAATATATAGTATTTATTATTTGGATTATTTTTAATTGCTTCTGCAATTGTAGATTGTAATCCCATTAAATTTGTAGGGATAATATGATAACCCGGTTCCGATACTAGTTCAAACTCTCTATCATGAATAAACGCACTATCTATAAAAAACTCGCGTTGTTCCGTATGCAAGTTTTTTCTTAGTTCATCACCAATTTCATGTGATGGTTCTAATACTAAAAATCTATAATATAAATCCCACCACTTTGTATTATAAAATAATGCTCTATTAGTTGCACTATCAAATGGCCCATGTAAATAAATCATATTATTTTCCTGTTGAACCGAATCCGCCTTCGCCTCTTTCGGTGGTTGTTAATTCATCTACTTCTATAAACTGAATTGTTGGATGTGGAATAATCATTAGTTGAAAAATTCTATCACCAACTTTGTAATTATCTAATGCGTTATTACTTATTCCTTGTATTTTTTTGAATGTAGCCTGTAATTCACCTCTATATCCACTATCAATTACACCAACTGAATTACTCAAATGTAAATGTGTTTTTCTAATAGATGAACGAGGAAATACTAATCCTACAAATCCTTCTGGTATTTCTACTGCAATATCCGTTCCATATGTAATAGAATCTAATGTTTCATTTATGATTCTAGTTGCCACCATATCCATACCCGCATCACCCTCTTTTGCATAAGTTGGTATTACTGCATTTTCATTTAATTTCTTTATTCGTACTTTCATTATTATGGTTTATAAAATATAAAAATTGGTTCGTATTTATATGATGTTCCTTCTAATTTCATAGAGTTTTTTACTCCACTTAAATCTACACCTGTCATTGGGCTCATTGTCATTCTTAGTTTACCTTTGTATTCCATACCTAAACTTGTAAGTACATCAATACTATCTTGCTCCAACGTAAACCATTTATCCTTACCTATTTTAATGTCGGCAATGTTCCAACAGATGTATCTATCATTTTTAAGATATTCAAACGCAGTTGTTAATGTTGGCTTTAAAAAACCATCTCTCCAACTTTCATATGAATTAAACTTTTTAAATGATTGTGAATCATCATCTGAATATCGTTCTCTATCAAAATATGGTGGTGATGTAAACACAAAATCTAACTTACCTTTATACTTTTGAAATCTTAGGTCTTCGGATATAATCTCTGAACCTGTTGTAAAGATTTCATATGTATTTTGATGTCCCCAAAATGGATTAGCAACACCTGGTACTTGTGTATTAAAGAACTCAGCCAAATATTCATAACGAGTCTTTCCAATTTCTGGAATTTGGTTTTCAGTATTAGGGTCATTTCCAATGTAGTGAATGTTTCTATCACCTACACTTAATGCTCCCAATATTCTACCACCCCATCCACTAGAAGGGTCATAAATGTTAATTACGTCCTGGTCTTTAATATGTTGTGTAAATCTTTCGTACAAATACTTTGCAGTTAATGGTGGAAAGTTTACCGCTGGTTGAGAACCCATACCAATTCTAAATGCGGCTGTTGCTTCAGGAAATATTCTCTGACCCAATGGGTACACCCTGATTTGAATTGGTTGTTTAGGTAAATCAACTAAGTTATCTATATTCTCACCCCAATCTGCCGTTTTCAAAGATGCAATATGTTTATATTCTAACACACCACTTTTGTATAATTCTTTTACTTCTTCTGCTGAAATTGGTAATGATGGTATTCTACTATCTGCTTGTGATAAGGCGAAACCTAATCCCTCTCCTTTATCTCCTGCTTGCCATTTCTCAATCCACTCTTTACCGGTTGTTAAGTGTGAATTATGGAACTCTGGATTATCTTTATGAAGGGTTTTAGAGAAACGATACATACCATCTTGTCTCGTCAATCTTCTCATTTGTTTTGTGAACAATTCTAAATAATCATCCGATGAAAAGATTTCGTAGATTGATGGTTTTGGTTTATCATATGTACTACCACCAATTGCGGTTTTGTACATAGCCGGAAAGAATTGATTTACGGGAGTAGCAAATTTATTAAAGTTAAAGATAACTTCATTTCCATCATCATCCTTTTCTTCAAACTTAGTTATCTTATAACCTTGTAGTTTAGAAAAGTTGTCAATGATTTCTGCTTCATTAACCCCAATCTTAGGTGGTGCACCTGTCTCATCCCACTGCTTTAATGCAGTTTTCTTAAAGTTAGCTACCCACTTTTCGAAGTCAGGGAATGACATCTCAAGTACTTGTTCGTACTTAAGATTCATTTCCGGGTCATAGAACCAATCACTTCTCTCGTAAAAATATTTCTTTTCGTAATTCATTATGCTGATAACTGAACTTCAACTAAATAATACTTACAAACGAAATCATCAATGATGAAACTAATGTGAGCTAATCCTTTTGAAGATACTAACAATTTAGCAGATGTTGCTTCCTTGTTTGCAGTTAAAATCTCTTTCAAATACTTTGCAGAGAATGAAATTGCTTTTACATCGGTTGCGTAGTTTTCTACTGCTTTGAATGTAATTCTGTTTGAGTTTACATTAGAGTAACCCATAACAATGTTCAAATTACCTTTCTCAGTTAATACTGTAAATGTATCAACATCACTCAATGCGTTTTTAGCTTTGATGAATTTGTCAATAAACTTACCATCT